CCTACGACGACGCGACCAACAACCTCAGCTTCTCGGTGGCCGGCAGCGGGGGTGGCGGGGGTGGGAGTGCCGGCTACGCGCAGTATCAGGCCATTGCCCTGGAGCCGGATGCGATCGAAGCCTTGCAGCGGGACACGTTCTCGTACTCGATCGGTTCGACCACGACCAAGCTCCTGATGGCGAGCTGGCAGACGCGCCTTGGATCGACGGGCCGCATGGAGCAGCGCAATCCGCAGCGCTTCATGCCGCTGCGCAACGTGACACTGAACGGCACGGCGTCCGGGTCGTTTGCGGTGTTCATCGACCCCGCCGCGGTCACGTATTCCGACCCGCTGACGGTGTGGAACAACCGGATGCAGTCCATCATGGAGCTGCCGACCCGCTCGGTCTCGCTGACCGCCACGGGCACGCGCACGCCGTTCTTGCCGGGCCCGTATGGCGCGATCATCACGCAGGTCACCTGCTATGACTTTGCGTGGCTCGTGCTGCGCTCCCAGAACGGCTATGGCATCAACCTGTGGGACGAGATCAGCGATACCTCGTCCCAGCGGATCGGCGACAGCCTGTATTTCCCGGTGTCCAAGGTCATCGGCGGTGAGATCGAGTCGTCCTCGTCCGGCACGTCACCGCTGGGCACGGTGTGCTACGTGCTCTTGCCCGCCTCGTGGTCCTATATCGCCGATCCCCTGGTCGGGGGTGGTGCGTACACCTTCCGGGACGACTTCATGGGATCGGCCCTCGATACCTCGACGGTCTGGACGCGGGCGCAGTCCACGACCGGCAACGTCGAGATCGACACGAACAACCAATGGCTCAAGTGCTTCGGCAATGGGTCTTGGGGCACGAATGGCGCGCGCCGTCAAACCTCCACGACCCGCGCCAACGGGGTTAAGCTGGTGTGGGACGTGTATGTCCCTCGCGGCGCGGCGTCCACGGGCACGAACATCGTGGGCTGGTCGAACGGGGCCTCCCACCAGCAGTCCGACTTCTGCCACGGCGTGAACTTCGCCGGCACGAACATCATCAACGTGTATGAGGGCGGGACCAACCGGGGCACGGTCGGGTCCGGGTATTCGGAGGGGTGCATCTATCGCATCCGCATCACGCTCGGCGCGTCCAACAATGCGACCTACGAGATCCAGGGCGGTAAGGAATATCCGAAGATCGGCGGGACCTCGTGGACAAACATCACGCCCGGCACGTCCAGCAATGCGACCACGACCCTCTATGCCGCCGTCTCCGCATGGAACGGCTCGGGCTACGTCTCGGACTGCCGCATCTACACCTAGCTCAGCAACACCACGATGATCAGCCCCACGATGCCGAGGGCCAGTGCGGACAAGATGGTGTAGATCAACAGGTCAAAGAGTTTCATGGGCCAAGGTTAGCACGGGACGCCGCGGCACCCGGAAGATGCGCTCGACGGTGTAGTAGGACGCCGAGGCCAACAGAATGCCCCCCGCGAGCGTCATGACCAAGGCGCGCGGCCAGTCGGACGGGTCCCGGACGAGCAGGGCGATGGGCCAATGGAACAGGTACAGGCCGTAGGAGATCCGGCCGAGATAGACCAACGGACGCCATGCGAGAACGCGCGACCCCTGCACGGCCCCCAGCACCAGAAAAGCGCCGCACGCCTCGGCGGCCGTCACCGCCAGCAGCTCAAGCCGTGTGATGTAGACCAGCAACGCCATGAGCAGCGCGAGCTTGGCGTGCGGCAGCTCGATGCGGGGCGCGAAGGCCAGCATCGCCCCGAGGATCAGGCCCGAGGCGTGCGTGTCGAAGCGGTAGTACGCGGCCCAGCCGTCCACGTTCAAGCGCCATGCCGAGACGAGCAGGTACGCCGCCACGAGCAACAGGACGGCGGTGCGCTTCGGCAGACGCGCCAAGCCCATCACGACGAGAGGCCACACCAGGTAGAACTGTTCCTCGATCGCCAGGCTCCAGGTGTGCTTGAACGCATCGCCCAGCGACTCGAAGGCCGCCGCGTAGTCCGACAGATAGAGCAGCGTGAACACCGCATCCCGGCCCGTGGGCGCGTAGCTGTGCAGCAGCGGCCCTGCGGCCATGACCAGCCCCACCATCAGCAACAGGGCGGGATACAGGCGGCGGGCGCGGCGCAGGTAAAAGGCCCCCAGCCGGATGCCGCCGGACTGCGCCTCCCTGAGAAGCAGGGAGGTAATCAGGAAGCCGGAGAGAACAAAGAAGACGTCCACGCCGCAACGTCCGTTCCAGAAGTAGGGCACGAAGCAGTGATGCGCGATCACCGCCAACACCGCGACCGCCCGCACGCCATCCAAGGCTGGGTTGTATTTCATCCGTTGAACTCACTCCCCATTGCCCGAGGAAAACGGGACAGGCGGCGTGAAGCGGCCGGCGATGAGAGCGACGGGTGGGCGAATCCGTAGCTGTGCAGTCTGTGCAGTCGGACGTGTATTCAGCGGCATTTCTCGGCACTCCGTCCCTTATGAATCAAGGGCTTTCAGCGGGTTAGCGGCGGCAAAAAACCCTTAGGAGGGGACCGCTCTATCCAGCTGAGCTACGGGGCCAGTGAACTAAATCAGTCACTTACAGATCGGCCCGGATCGCCCTGTGCAGTGACTGTGCAACAACTGCGCTCAAAATGCCAGCTTCGACACCGCATCGGCCGCACCTTCCGGGGCGAGGTGGGCATAGATTTCGGTCGTCTTGTAGTCGGCGTGACCAGCCAGCAATTGTACGCGGCGCAATGGCACCCCGTTCATAACCAGGTGGGCGCAGAAGGTGTGCCGGAGCCTGTGCAGCGAACCGCCGAGTCCGATGGACTTGGCGTCCTCCGCAAACCAATCGCCGAGCGTGTCGGGATGACATGGCGCGATCCGATCGGGCAGCAGCATCAGGCTTTCGATCGCAGCGGCGTTCAGCGGGATCTCGCGCCACTTGCCCGACTTGGTGCGGCCCTTGCCGGTCTCGTCAGGGTCCGACTCCACGCGGATCACCGTGTCCTTGCCCTCGGACACCACATCGCGCGATTGCACCACCCGCACGGCTTCGCCTCGCCGAAGTCCCGTGCATGCCAGGAAGCGCCACAGCGGCCCCCTGCGCGTCTCTGCCAGCCTTGCCACTTCGCCCACCGTGTAGAACCGGACGGCCTTGGAACGCACGCCACGCGGCGCTGACACGTTCTCGAAGGGGTTGGCGTCAATCTCCTTCCACTCCACCCCCTTGCGTAGCGCCGCCTTGAATCGGCGAATCTCTTTGCCGACCGTTTCCTTGGAATGGGTCTTGAGGCGTTGCGCCTTCCACGCCTCGATTTCGGCGGGGCGGATCGTGTCGATCGCCCGATGGCCGAAGCGTTCCAGCAGCGGCTTGATCTCGTAGCCGAAGGTGCGGGCCGTGGTCGGGTGCCCGGCCTTGTACCACTCGCTGTAGAAGTCCATGAACGCCTGCAACGTCGGCAGGCGCGGCAGGATGCGAACGCCGTGCGTCAGTTCGGCTTCTTTCGCGGAACGTATTCTCTCAGCCTCTGTCCGCGCAATCTTGCCAAGGGATCGGCGGAAGTGTTGCCCGCCTTCCGACCATGAGAGATACCAGGCGTCGCCCCGCGGGTAGATGGTTGCCATTCTGGACTGCTGGCGATGGCTTGATAGAGGTCGGAACGGGAGTATAGCTTTCGGCCGAACACGCGCTTGGGCACGATGCCGAGCGCACGGTAGCCCTCGCGGAAGGTGGATAAGGCGACGCCGCAATAGACGGCCGCCTCGTCTTCGGTGAACCAGTCCTTGCCTTCCAGCCGGATTTTCTCAGCTGCGCTCATCCTGCCATCCAGACGTGGGCGTGGTGGGTCATGGCTTCTGGCATGTGTTGTGTTTCCGCGCGTCGTCCTGCGCTGCGCTGTAGCCGATCGCGAAGAACACGAACAACAGGTACATCACGACCAGCCAGCCAGTACCTGACTTTTTCGATTGCTCGCTCACGTCCTCTCCTTCGCCTCCGGGGTGGGGCGGGGGTCGCAATGCAGCACGTCATGAATCGTGCCGTGATTGCGGTGGTTCTCAATGACGCTGCGTGCCCAATCCTCGGACAGCCCGCAGTTGGCGAGCGTCCGCCAGCCGGGCAACCAGCGGAGCTTGACCTGCGCCAAGATGCCGCCGGGGAACTCACGCTTGCGGAGGATGCGATAGCGGCGCATCTACTTCCCCTCCCCACCAGGCCGGGAACCAGCGCCCCGTTCAATGCGCGGCGAATCTCCACCGCAGTCTCGAATTGGTCGGTGTAGTCCAGCCCGGCCGCGACTGCCTCGATCGCTTGGCGCACCCGTTCCTCCACCCCCCGCAACCGCTCGTAATCGGCGAGGATGTTTGCGCTGTGGTCGCGGATGAAGTCGAGGGAATCGAATGCAGCCGTCTTTACGTCGCGCACGGTGGACCGCGAACTCAATGGCGTCGCCTTCGCAAGCAGCTCCCGCAGGCGTTCGATGTCGGTCATGGTTTGGGTTCCTTGCGCCACGCGCCCACGATGGCGGCGAGCGCCTCGCCCACAGTGGCAATCAACACGACGGCCGCGACAAAGGGCCAGAAGTGGGTAAGCACCATCTTTAGGATGTCGGTCATGGGTGGCGGTCCTTAATGGCGGCGTCGATGGCGGCCGCCGTATGCATGGCGCAACGGAAACCCGGCTGCACCATCTCGCCACCCGGCACACATTCGGCGCAGGCGTGGTCGCGGCGAATCCAGTCGGGGAAGTCGGCAGCGTGGCGCGTGATCCAGCGCGCCAGCCGTTCAGCATCCCGCCCATCCCGCTCCCGCTGGGCCGCGAGTTGGGATTCGGCGGCTTCGGCGCGCTTCAATTCCTGCGCGTGCTGCCATCGCTGGTCGTGCGCATCGGCCCGCGCCTCCGCAAGCTGACGCTCCAAGTTCGCGATGTGGGCGCGCAGCCGCTTGATCGGGTCATAGCCGCACTCGTGGAAGCCCTGCTCGTATGCGAACGTTTGCAGCATGTCGGCGAGTTCCAACGCTTCGGCCACTTCGGCGGGGGTGTCAGTCATGGCGGGGCTCTCCTTGCGCCTTCCGGCACATCTTGCAAATGCGCAGGCCGAGCGGCAGGTTGCAGGACGTGTCGAGGTTGATGCGCTTCTGGCACCATGGCCCGACCACGCGACCGTGTGCGTCGAACATCGCGAGGTGCGCCACGCGGCGATTCGCGCCCTTGCCGCGGCGATAGAGAAACAGCGTGCTCACTTGCCTTCCCCCTGGTCCTGCGCGGCGGGGGCGGCGAGGGCGCGGACAGAATCCGCGATCATGCGAAGCGTTTCGCCGCTCAGCACCATGCCTGACTCAAGCCGTTTGGCCTGATATTCGAGCCGCTGCGCGATGCGCCTCACCTCCCCGCCCTGCACCTGCGGGCTGGCAAGGCGACGAATGCGGTTTCGCAGGTTGACGTAGTGCTGATAGAGCGGACTGTGCTTGTCCTCGTCGCCAAGGTCGGCAATGCGACGGTCCAGCCAGCGCACCGAGCCGTCTTCGTCGTCGCTCTCACCCTTCGGCGCGGCCTGCGGGCTGGCGGTGAGGGCGGCAATCTGGGCCTGCATTTCGCGGAAGCGCCGGTCGATTGCTTCCCGCTGCTCTGTTGGCAGCGCCGCCAGAAACTCGTCGAAGTCGTGTGCCCTGCTCATCGGCTTGCCTCGGTCGGGGTGACGGGATCGCGCAGGATTGCGGCGAAGCCAAGGTCGGCCGCGATGTCGTAGCCCCATTCCTCGGCGAGATAGGGCGCGTCCTGCCCGTCGTAGTGGTTCGACAGCACGGAGTCGTCGCGCGCATCCTTCCAGCGGAATGCGTCGCGGTAGATCAGCCGGAAGCCGGGCGCGAGCGTTGCCGCGATGGCCTTGGCGACAGGCACGTTGTAAAGCCGCGCTTCGTTCAGCTCGCGGACGCGCGCCTCCAATACAGCGACGTGGGCCGCCTGGCCCTCACTCTTGCGCTCCATCAGGGGGCTCCGGTGGCGAGGGCGGCGAGGAGGGCGTCGGCGTACATCGTCGCGATGCGGGCAAAGTGCTCGGGCGTCGTTGCTTGCTCGCCATCCGCGACCCAAAACTTTTCGCTGCTCGTGATAAGGCCCTGCATCGCCATCGCCGCGAACAGCTCGCGCTTGGTGAGGCCGTCTCGGTACTCGGTGCTGAAGCAATCCCCGTCGCGCGTGATGTACGGCGTCGGAAATGCGGGTCCATTGCGCTCCATGTGCGTTCCTTTGGTTATGGCGCGAGGGCGGGCGGTTGGTTGATCGGGCACCAGCGGATAACGCGATACTCAGAGGCATCGAAGTCCTGCGGGTATGCCGCTTCGCTCCACGCCCAATCCGACTGCTGGTCGTCTCCATCGGGAACTTCAACCCGCCAGCCGATCCATGCCTGTGTTTCGTTTGCCAACCACACGGGACGGCCAATTTCTGGAAGTTGCTCGGAAGTGCTTTTCCATTCGTTGCTGTACATGCGGGCCTCTATAGGGTTGTGTCGGGTTCGGTGTGGCAGCTTTCCCACGCGCTCTGCCGGTACATTTGGCTGTTCCAGTCGTACCAAGCGCCGCCATCGGTGGTGGTCCAATACTTCGCCGGCTGGCTGCGATAGGTCTGCTGCCCATTGACCGTGCAGACCAGCACGGCTGAGGGCTTTGGTTGTTCTGGCGCATGACATCCGGCAAACAGAAGCGCCGCGGAGAAAAGCGTCAGACTTCTGGACATGTGCGTTCCTTTAGGCGGCTTGGGTTAGGTAAAGCTCGCCGGTCATCTCGCAGACCGGCACGCGCCTTGGCCTCGGGGTGGTTGCTTCGTGCGATTGCTCGCCGGGATTCCCCAATCCTCGGGGCGGGTGTTTTCTCGGCACCGCCCGCTGGCCTTTGTTGTCTCAAAAAGGAATGTCGTCGTCCTGGAAGTCGCCGGTTGCTGCCGGCTGCGGCGTGTCGTGTTCGCTAGCTACCGATCGCTCACGCTGCGGCGCGCCGCTCCGCTTGCCATCCGGCTTCCACTCGTCCACAGCCGCGTACCACTTGCCGTTCTGCGAGACCTTGATGTCCGCGTTGATCCAGTCGCCCTGCTGCGCTTGCAGCCACGCCATCAACTCCTGGCGCTTGATGGACAGCTTCGCCTTGACGTACTCGGGGGCGCGCTCGTTGGGGGCCTTCACGATCAGCCCGTCGATAAACTTGGTGTCGTTGCTCATTTAGGCTGCTTCCTTCTGCTGTTGTGCGGCATGGTTGGCGGCGGCGCGCTTGATGGCGCTGCGCGCCTTGCTGTCGAGCAAGGTCCACAGGGCCGTCGTCTCGTCGGTGTCGAGCTTCTGGCGCTTGATGTGGTGGTAGGCAGCGGCTTCGCGCGCGTTCTTGTCCGGCTCGTTTGCGTCCGTGAGGATGTCCATGACATCGGCGGCAATCTTCTGCAGGCCGATTTGCTGGTCGGCATCCATCGCCTCCCACACGCCATCGGTCGGCTTGATCTTCTGTGCCGGCGTAGGCTGCACGTCGTCGTGCGTCGTGCCGTCCGCATCGCCTCCGGTGACGCCTTCAAGTGGCACGCAGAAGGTCTGAAACATGGCGTACTTGAACGCGACGGCCATTGCCTTGTTCGTGGCCTTGTCTGCGCTGTCCATCGCCTCGCCGTAGAACGGCCCCACCGTGACGGTTTCGCCGGATTCGTTGGCAAAGTCGAACTCGCCCTTGACGGTTACATAGAACAGGGCAGTGCCTTTCTGTGTGGTTCGCTCGGCGACATCCCGCTCAGTGAAACGTGGGCGCAGGAACAGCCCCTCATCCGCCAAGATCGGCGCGAAGGCATTCATCACCTCATCCACGCCACGAAATTTGTAGCCCTGCTGCGCGTTGTTGCGAGTCTTGCCGATACCTTCCTTCGCGATCCGCCGCGTCACGGCGACGAGCTGTGCATGGATGCTCATTGAAAACTCCTGTAGTGCCGGTCATCGGAAGCCGGCGAATCCGCGCACGCATCCTTCGCGTACTGCTCGGCATAGCGGGCTTCTTCGGGGGTGTAGGTGGAGGCGGTCCAGTTGCTAGGCTGGTGAAGCGCTTCGCAGCTTCGGCGGACGTCTTTCGCTGCTGGCGACCAGCAGACTCGCCCTCTTTCCACGCCGCCGCCCCCATAGAACTTGTTCACGCAATCTCCCTCGCCGCACACACGCGCCGCGCGAGATCCTGAAAGTCCGGCACCACGCCGTCTTTCGTCTGCGCCGACTGCTCTTTGGCGAGCAGGAAGTTATCCAGCGCATCCACGGGCGCGGGCAGGTCGTTGGGCCACTTCTGGCCAAGCAGGCCGAGCAGGGCATGCAGTTCGTGTTTCATTCGCGGATCTCCGGCGGGGTGATGGCCAGCAGCGTGACGACCACGCCGATGGCGACGCAAAGCACATGCGTGACGATTTCCCAAACGAGCTGGCTCATGGCTGGCTCCGCATCAGGCAGTAGAGGAACAGGCCCCAGAACAGCAGGCCGACCAGGACGACGGCGGCTTCGCCGAGGCGCACGCGGTAGTTCATGCGGCCTCCCCGCGCCAATGGCGTTTGACTTCCGCGTTGATCGCATCCGCCTGGTCGTACACGAGGCTCGCTTGCGTGCGGTAGTTCGCCGCCATTGCCTCACGCACCCGGACAGACAATCGCGTGTCATGCAACGCCTCGTCCGCCTGGTCGAGCAGGGCACGGGCACGGCTGCGATACGCGCGCTCCATCGTGTAGAGGTAGTCGTAATTCATGCGCACCGCTCCTTCGCGTATTCGTTCACCACATCGATCAGGTCGCGCTTGAGCCGGCAGTCGGGGAACAGGTTCTGCGTCAGCAGGTAGGCCAGTCCTTCCGCCAGCCACGGCGGCACCTTGGCGTCCTCGATGGCAGACGCCACGCTGTATTCGTCGTCCCAAATGGACGCTGCGATGTAAGGCGCTTCGGCACGCAGGCCGATGGGTTGGAAGTTGGTCATGGCTACAGCTCCGTCCCCACCGCATACGTCAGCGGGAACAGGCAGTGTTTGATCGCGTCCTCGCTCTCGCGGATGCGCGCGTCATGCACCTTGCGGTCCAGCGGCTTGGTCGGGATGCGCTCGGCGTGGTGGGCGCGCGTGATGAGCTGCGCGACGAGCTGGACCGGCGAGTGGTAGGCGATGTGGGCCACGACTTGGCTCCCTGCCAGCGGGGTTGCTGGCGATGGGGAGATAGTAGGCATGCCTAATGCACTTGTCAATAGGCATCCCTAAAATATTTTCGTTCAGGCAACAAAAAACCCGCCGAAGCGGGTTTTGGGGGCTAGGTTCTAGGCGGGACTAGGAGGAGGGGCACATTGCGGCGATGACCTCGGCGCCGCCCCTTTCGTCATCTGCCATATACACCGTGTCTCCGATCCCGGGGTTCCAGTAAAAGGCGGTGAAGCCGGTGTATGCGCCGTAGGCGTTCTTCGCGTTGACTTCGCCGCAGAACGCCTCGCTACCCTCTGAGCCAACCGCACGAAACACATTGCGAAAGCGCGCAGAGTCTGGGTCTCGCAAATTGTAAGACACGTGCGCTTGGACCTCTTTGAGTTGCTTGGCGCTGATCTCACCCCTGGTCCACGTCTGGTTTGCGGCTGCGCTTCCGCAGAGGAACAGGAACAGCCCCGCGAGTCTCGTCAATCGCATACACGATCCTCCCATCCTTGTTAACGAGCCCTAGCTTTCTTCCGAGCGGGCGGAGCTTCCTCAGCCCCTCCAGCGCCTTTTTCTGTAGGTCGTTCATACCGCGCCTGCTCCCCCTCTAGCTGCTTCAACACTAGCCTGTCGTATAGCTGATAGCCCGTCTTGTCCAGTGTCATTGGATGTTCCAGGCGCTCGCGATAGGCAAGCAGGAGGGCAGGGGCGACGTAGGCCGCGTCCCACTCCAAACCCATCTTGCGGAGCGCCTTGTCGAGACTGACCAAAGCTTCCGACATCATGGGCAAGTTGATTCCCAATTCGTGCGACTGTTCTGCGACGCCCTTCCCAGTCATGATCCACTCGGGCGTGGTGTTCAGCGCACGTGCGGCTAGCACTAGGTTCTTGCCGTCGATCATCTTGGTCTTTCCGCTGAACCAGTCATTGATGGACGGCGGGCGCAAGCCGCACGCGCCCGCGAGCTGCGTCTGATTCAGCCCCATCGCGTCCATGCGCGCCCGGATTCGGTCACCCCATTCGCTCATGTAGGGAAGCCTAACGCCCGCGGCCTTAGGCATCCCTATTGACAAGGGATTAGGCATGCCTATACTGGAGGGCATGACCGAAGCCTCAGAAATTATCAACGCGCTCGGCGGCACGGCGAAGGTAGCCCGCCTGTGTGACGTGAAGCCTTCGTCTGTTTCCGAGTGGCGGCATGAGGGCATCCCGAAGGCGCGCCAGCAGTTCCTGGAACTGCTGCGTCCCGACGTGTTCATCCAAGTTCGTAAACAGCAACGCAAACGGAAGTAGTCCCACGGCCGCGCTCAGGTAAATGACGCGGCCATTTTTGTGTCTGAACCGTAAAGCCAAGCAAAGCCAATCGCTCCCAATTCCGATGAATTCTCCCTATCAAAACGCATTGCGCATGATCGGCGAAGTCCGGATCCCCCGGCTGGCCGACCCCGACGTTGTGGCGAACCTGCCGACCTTCCGGGCGGCGTTGCGCTTCGCCATCAACCACAGCGGCCTAGACCAGGAGGCCGTCGCCGAATCATTGGGCATCGACCCGGCGTGCTTCAGCCGCATGGTGAAAGAGCCCAAGCACGAGTCGGCCAGGCCGCGCGAGTTCCCGCACGAGAAGCTCTCCGACTTCTGCCGCGTGACGGGCTGCCTTGCTCCTCTCCAGTGGCAGGACATGCGCATGGGCATGGAGCCGGTCAGTGCCCGCGAAACCCGCATCCAGCGCCTTGAGCGCGAGCTGGCGGAAGAACGGGCGAGGGCCGTGGCATGACCGAGATGGAACACATCGCCGAACTGGAGCGCGGCGTCGCGGCGCAGCTCAAGCAAGCCGGGTGGCACGACCACGCCGAGCGCCACGAAAAGGTCGCCCACGACTGCGACGAGGCGCACGAGATCCGCGAACTGACGCAGGCATGGGAGACGCGGCAATGAGCTACCAGCAACGTTTCCGCGATGCCTTCTGGCGCTGGTTCTTCGACGCAGACGCCGCCGAAGTCGCGCTCGCCTATCTCGGCATCACCCCGTCACTGCAAGCCGAACTTGCCCGCATCGGGGAGGCCAGTCATGCGTGAGATCCAAACACCGACCGCCGAGGAAGTCGCCTTCGCCCGCTATCAGGTCGAACGCTACCGCCGCCGCCTGCGCCGCTATGCCACGGCCGTTCCGCAGGGCGTGTGGAACGCGCTGGACGGGCCGCCGCCCACGCCCGAGGAGTTGGCCGAAGCCCGACGACAGATCGTCGAGCAGCAGGCCAGAGACGAGGGGAAGGGCGGGTTGTTCTGAGAGCGGGTTAGCAGGGGGCTGCGTCATGCGGGACTACGGGAAGGTACACACGAGTTTCTGGGAGAGCGAGACGCTCCGTGAGCTGGACGGCGACGCCAAGCTCCTGGCGCTGTACCTGCTGACCTCGCGACACACGCACATGGCGGGGGTGTTCAGTCTCCCCACCGCCTATGCAGCGCATGACCTCGGGTGGTCCAAGGAACGGTTGACGAACGGTTTCCAAACCCTTTCGGCGTCGAACTGGTTGCGCCGCTGCGAGGCAACCGGTTGGGTCTGGATCGTCAAGTTCACCAAGTTCAATCCGCCTGACAACCCGAACATGCAGAAGGCAATCAGGAAGCAGTTCGCCCTTGTCCCTGCTAACTGTTCTTTTACTTCTGAGTTGGTGACTTCGGAACCGTTGTCTAACGGTTACGGAAACACTCCTACTCCTACTCCTATTCCTACTCCTGTTCTTACGACCATTCCGCTCGACGACGGAAGCGAGCATCCCATCACCGCCGAGGACGTGAAGGAGCTGGCCGGCGCGTACCCGCTGATCGATGTCCTGGCCGAATGCCGGAAGGCGCGTGCGTGGTGTCTCGGGAGCCCTGCCAACCGCAAGACGAAGCGCGGCGTCGGCAAGTTCGTGAACGGGTGGATGGCGCGGGCGCAGAAGGACGCTGAGAAAAACGCCCCTGCGAAGGCGCTGGCATCGCAGCCTGGTGGCGGCCGGAGGGCGCTGTGATGCAGACGCCCGCCTACGTCGAGGACGCCGTGCTCGGCGGCCTGCTCCTCAACAACGACCACTTCCACACGGCCGCCCATTGCCTGACGGCCGAGCACTTCACGTCCAACTTCCGCCGCAAGGTGTGGGGCCTGATCCGCGAGCGAATCACGGCGGGCGAGTCGGCCGACCTGATGACGTTGGCCAACGAGATTCCCGATGAGGCTTCGGCGCTTTTCGATCTGACGAACGGGTTTGTTGCCGACCGCGCCATGCCCACCTACGTGGAGCGGGTGCGGGAGAACTGGCGTAGGCGCGAGGCCGCCACCATTGCGGCCAAGCTCATGGCGGCAGCCCGGGCGGGCGAGGACGGGGTAAACGAAGCCATCGGCGACCTGCTGCGCCTGAACGCCACGGTCACGGAACACGAATACACGGGCAAGCAGGCGCTGGCGCTGGCGTGGAAACAGGCCGAGGAGGCCCACCTCAACGGCGGCAAGCTGCCGGGCATCACGACGGGCCTGCAAGCCTTGGACGACATCCTTGGCGGCTGGCACAACTCCGACCTGACACTGATCGGCGCACGCCCGGCAATGGGCAAAACCGCGCTGCTGGTGAACCTTGCGGAATCGGCGGCGACAGCAGGCGTGCCGGTTGGGTTCGTGAGCGCAGAGCAGCCCGTCGAGCAGATTGGCATCCGTCGCCTTGCACTGGCGTCTCGCGTGGGGGCGGCGGCCATCCGTGCCGGGCGCATTAGCGAGGAGCAGTGGTCGAAGGTCAGCGCGGGCGTGCGGGAGCATCGCGACGCGCCGATTTGGATCTACGACCGTTCCGCGCTGACGCTGGACGAGCTGGTCGCCATCGCCCGCAAATGGAAGCACGCGCACGCCATCGGCATCCTGTTCATCGACTACGCGCAACGCATCACGGTGCCGGGCGCGGATCGCATCACCGAAGTGTCAGCGATTGCGCGCGGCCTCAAGAACCTCGCCCGCGACATGCAGATTCCGGTCGTGTCGCTGGCGCAGGTCAAGGCCGAAGTGGATAAGCGCGACGACAAGCGCCCGAAGTCCGGCGACTTGGCGAACAGCGACGAGCTGACGCGCGAGGCCGACCAGATCCTGATGCTGTACCGGGAAGCGGCCTACAACGAAAACGCCAATCGCACGACGGCCGAAATCCTGATCGAGAAGAACCGCCACGGCCCGACCGGATTCAAGCAGGTGGCGTTCCTGGAGGAAACGATGCGCTTTGCGGACATCGCGCGCGAGGACTACGCATGACCCAGCCCAAGCAACCCGAATACAGCCCGCCCGTGCAGTCGAAGGACGGCCGCGTGGTGTGGGTGGACTTCTTCAAGGCCATGCAGATGGCCGCGATGGGGCAGCCGAAGGGGAAGAAGCGGTGAGTCGAATCGAAACCATCGGCAACGCCACGCTGTACCTCGGCGACTGCCTTGAGTTGATGGCCGATGCCATCCCCGGCATGAGTGCTGCGGCCTGCATCACGGACCCGCCCTACGGGATCAACACGAAATCTGACGGTGGCGGAAAGCTCAACCCGTGGGCCGATCTCTGCAACTCCGCGTTCTGGTACGCCGAGTGGTTCCGTGTCGCGAAGTCTCGCCTGCGGCAGAGCGGCTGCATGTGGACGTGCCTCAACTGGCGCTCGCTGGTCACATTTCAGAAAGCCTCCTGCGATGTGCGGTGGCCTATCGAGTCGCTGTTGATTTGGGACAAGAAGTGGATCGGTCCGGGCGGATCTAAGGGCCTGAGGCCGAGCTACGAAATGGTGGCGCTGTTCGCCGGAGACGACTTCAGCATCGACAACCGGGGCTTGCCGGACGTGCAGGCGTTCAAGTGGTCGAGCATCAAGCCGAATGGGCACCCGGCGGAAAAACCCGTCGCGCTGATGGATTTTCTGATTCAGAACAGCAGCGCCCCCGGCGACCTGATCTTCGACCCATTCATGGGGAGCGGGACAACCGGCGAGGCCGCCATCGCAGCGGATCGACGCTTCGTCGGTTTTGAACATGACCCGCACTGGTTTGACATCGCCTGCCGCCGCATCGAGGACGCGCAGCGGCAGCAAAGGATGTTCGCATGAAGCTCTCCACCGAATCCGACCGCGCCCGCTACATCGCCTTCCTCCAGGCGCAGCCGTTGCCGTTGGATGTGTCGTGCGGCCCGTGGAAGTCCACGCGCAGCAGTGAGCAGAACAATCTGCTGTGGGGCGTCTGCTACCCGCCGCTGGTGGAGCGCACGGGCTACACGGCCGAGGAGATCCACGAATACGCGCTGGGCAAGCATTTCGGCTGGGTGGACAAGCGCGTGCCCAAGACGCCGCGCAACCCGGAGGGCATCGAATCGGTGCCGCGCCGGACGACCACGCGCGACGAGAACGGCAAGCGGTCGGTACTGAGCAAGGCCGAGTTCAGCGCGTTTCTGGAGACGGTGGACCGCATCTCGGCAGAGGCCGGCGTGTTTGTGCCGAGGGCTGCCGCATGACCATCGTCAGCAAGAAGCTGCGCGAGTCCGCCGGTCATCCGGACGCCTATTGCACCGTCCAACTTCCGGGCGTGTGTGGCGATCCCACGGACGCCAAGACGGCCGGCTGCATGTTGGCGCACTGGCGCTTCTCGGGGAACGCGGGCGGCGCGCAGAAGCCGGACGACCTGTGCGCAGGGTTCGCGTGCGGCCCCTGCCACACGGCGATGGACTCCAACGGCACGACACACGGCATTCAGCGCGGCTCCGAGGAATGGCTGTTCTACGCCTTCCGCTCCACGGTGCGGACGCTGCGGTTCTGGCACGAGAAAGGGTTTCTGACGATCAAGGGGACGAAATGAATTTTGGAACAGCAACCATCCGCGCACCGATGCGTAAGACGCGCGCACCCAAGTACGACTGCGGCCGGCACGGCAAGCTGACCGTGAAACAGATCGCCGTCACGGCCGGTATGACGCCGCAAGCGATCACACGCCGCCTGCGCTCCGGCATGAGGGGTGAGGCGCTGTGTGCGCCGCGCAACGCCCATCGCACGCCGAAGGTGCGCTGCCTCAAGCCCGTGATCCGCACGGCTGTGAAGCTGGCGCGGCTGTACCCGGATCGCGTGCCGACGCTGGACGAGATCCAGCAGGCGCATCCGATGGGCACACGGAACGCCGTGAGCTGGCGGCAGGCGTTCGCGGAGATGCGGCGATGAGGGGCGGCGCATGCAAGGTCATCGAGTCGCAGTACGCGGCCACGGCGGCGGAGACCTATTTTCGCGTGGCTATTTGGATTGCAGCGCAACGGGAGCTGCCGAGTGCGCGACGCATCGAGCAGCAATTTGACGTGCACCGTTCAACGGCCTGCCGGTGGTTGAACGCCTGGAAGTCTGCAAATGGGGTGGCGGCATGAACAAAGATGCGCTGATTCGCGGAGTGACCTTTCGCTATTACGACCTGCCTGTTGGGGTTCCTACGCCCGAGGTGAGGGTGGAGGAGGGTGTCATCACTCACAACCTCACAGACGAGGAGATCGACGATCCGGAAATTGCGCGGATCTTCGGAATGCTTCTGCAAATGGCCGCCGAAGAACTGGCGCTGGAGGGGAAGTGAAAAAGGAATTGCGCAGAGAGATGGAGCAACGCGCCGACGAGTCGGCCAAGTGTGATCTGGAGAGCAACTGCGTTCCTGCTGGGCAGAGCAAGGGCTATTCCTGGTGGTATGACAGCCACCGATGTGGAGACCAGTCTGTCTTTGACAAGGCGTTGCGCTATGCGGAACTGCGAGGAGACAGCCTGCCGTGGCGGGTTATCTGGCATCACCGGAACAATGGCTGGTTCCGCATCGAGGATGTGGAATGACCGGCTCCCACTCCCGCAACAAAGGCAAGCGCGGCGAGTTGGAGATCGTCCACCTCATCCGCGACCACTTGGGCGTCACGGTGAACCGAAACTACAAGCAGGTCGCGCAGGCACAGCATGGCGATATCGAGCAGTTGGTGGGGCCGTATCTCTTGGAAATCAAGAACTGCGCCAGCCTGTCGCCGATCAAGTCCTGGTGGCAGCAGGCGGTCACGTCGGCCACGAAGCGCGATGCGATTCCCTGCCTCGCCTACAAGGTGCCGCGCAAAGGGTGGCGCTTCCGGGTGCCACTGCGGGAGGCGTGGGCGAGCGGGCAGCAGTGGGGGCGGGAACTGACGTACACGATGGATCTGTCGCCGGACGGATTCTTTCTTTTGGTGCGCGAACACGGTCAATAGGGGGCCGTATGAACTACGCACTGTTTGGGGAGTGGGTGCGGGAGCGGGTGGAGGACTTGGTGCGCTTTGGTGTGCCGCGCGACGAGGCCGAACACTTGATGCGGGGTGTCGAGTGCACAGCCATCGCAGCCGAGGCCAAGGAACGCAGCGATAATCAGTTTCTCCTCGACTTCCGCCGACTTGGCACGAAGGCCACGGCCGAGAAACACGACATGACAGAGCAGGGCGTGCGGAAGAAGCGCCGAAAGCTCCTTCAGCGTGTACCGGAGTTTGGGTCCAAGTTGCGGGTGCCGGCATAGTCTGACAAGCCATCAGAAACCGCAAAGGAGCGGTGGAGATGGCAAGTCTCACCATCATTTCCAGTCGCAACGAGGACAACAGCACCACGCTGACAGTCACGTTGCCGGCCCGCCGCAATGGCGAGGTCAACTTCGGGGCGCTGGCGCGGATCAACCGCGACTTGCTGCTCATCAACCCGCAGGCGTTCGATCCGCCTGATCCGCCTGATCCGCCGCCGCTGACCACGGCTGTGCGCGATGGGCATACCGCCGATGGTGCGGGCATCGTCCTCGCCGAGCTGCGCCACGACGCGGCCGAATCCCCGAACCCCCTCAACACGGCCGATACGGTCGGGCCGGGTGAGGCATGAAGCGCCTGACCCTTCGCACCGAGAACCAATGGCGCAGCCTGAAGGATGGCGGCTCGATTGATGTCCTGCGGGCATCGTTCCATGCGAGCGGCTGGATGATTGGCGGCGCGCTGACCTTTGCTGGATTCGGAATCGGGCTGACGTTCTGGCTCGTCAATCTGCCGGATTGGCCTACGCATACAGATGTGCAGCCCCCCCTACGCCTGGGAACCCATCGAGACGGATGGCTGGGCCGGCGAGCCGGAGCAAGGCGCCGACAGTGGGAGGGAGCACGGATGAGCCCGCGCGCCCTCTACTGGTTCTCGCTGATCGTCTGCACGATCGACATCGGGATCGCGATTTACGCCTACTCGCTGCGGCCTAGCGGCGTGTTCGTGCTGTTTGCTGGCTTCTTCCTCGCGCTGGCAGTGGAAGCGGTGCGCGGGCTGCGCCGCTTGCCGAAGCCGGGAGTGCGCGCATGAAGCGTCACTTCATCATTCCCGACCGCCAGAACAAGCCGGGCGTCCCACTCGAACACAACCGTTGGATCGGCCAGGCAATTGCCAAGTACGAGCCGGACGTGGTGATCGACCTTGGGGACGCGGCCGACTTTGAATCCATCTCGCGCCATGCCGACCCCGGCACACTGTCGCGGGAAGGCAAGCGATTGAAGGACGACTTGGACGCCGCCAACGAGGGCGAGCGCCTGTTGCGCGAGGGCATGGGTGGCTTCCGGCCCAAGCGCATGGTGCGGTTGCACGGCAACCACGAAAACCGGCTCCTGCGCTACATCGAGGCCAACCCCGTGCTGGAGGGGCTGATCGGCTTGCATCTGCTGAACAACCAGGATTGGGAGGTCGTGCCCTACTGTGGCGCGCACCCCGGCGTGATCCAGATCGACGGCATTTGGTACGCCCACTACTTCGCCCAGCCAAACACGGGCAAGGCGATCACCGGAACGGTCGCGACGCGCATCTCGCGCATCGGCGGCAGCTTCGTGCAGGGCCACCAGCAGGGGTTGATGCGGGGCGACGTGCCGCTTGCGACCGGGCGTACCTATCGGGGCGTCGTGGCCGGCTCCTGCTACCTGCATGACGAGGGATACAAGGGCATCGCCAACGCGCACTTTCGTGGCGTTGTGGTGCTGAACGACGTGCGCCAGGGCCACTACCTAGAGATGCCACTGGACATCGACTACCTGTGCCGCAACGCCACCGGCATGACCGTGGCGCGCTGGCTGCAACGCAATCGGCGCAACGCGAAAGAACGATTCTCGCTGGCGAGGGCGGCATGAGGGCGCTCTTAATCGTAGGGCTAATGATCTTCTGTCTCGGAATGCAGCGGCGTGCTATTCGCGCTGATGACCCAACAGGCGTGTTGGTTTGGACTGGCGCTGCGATGGCCTGCGGGTTTTCTGGGTTGATTGCATGACCGCCGCCGAAGCCATCTCATACCAGCCCGTCAAAGGTCACGAGGAACGCGACCTCCACGACATCATCGCCGCCCGCGTGGCGTCGTGGTGGTGGGGCGGCTCGGACGAGGACATCGGCGGCTATCTGTCCACGGCCAAGCTGATCGCGCGCGACCCGATCCACGAGGCGATCTATCTTGTCCGCATTGCGGACGACTCCAGCAAGTTCCGCCAGCTCAAGGATTGGGCCTACCGGGAGGCGGCCGAGTTCGCCACGACGAAAGGCTCCGGTATCCGCAGGCGGACGGTGATCGAGAGCTACAGCCCGAAGTGGGGCCACCAGGCGGCGCGGGACGGCATGGCGCGGGCGCTGTGGCCGTGGCTGGAGCAAGAGATGCCCGGACGCAACGCTCGCTGCCAGCAGACCAATGCTGGGCATCAGGCGTACATGCGGGTGCGCGACGAGATCCAGAGCCGCACACTGGATGGGTTCATCGCCTACATGTTCGACCTGAAGTGCATCGTGGAAGGTCGCTGGACCCGTGACATGATCGACCGCTGGGAACTGGCGACGGGCGCGGACTTCAGCCGGGCTGCTATCTAGGCCGGGAAATCGGGCGGTCCTGCGACAATAGAGACTTGGGGTGCATTGCATCCCGCCCCACCTGCGGAATGTCTCACGCGCCGTTAGCGGACGCGCAACAGCGACCGCCGCAGTAGCCGCGCAAGCGCGTGGGGCTACTTTTCTGGAGCCTCCAGTGACGACCATCGCGTACTCGGCGGGCACGATGGCCGCCGATACGCAGGTCTCCGCAGGCGGGCGCAAGTTCCGCACGCACAAGGTCAAGCGCCTGAAGTGCGGCGGGCTGATCGGCTCCAGCGGCAAGCTGGCCGACATCCTGAAGATCC